GACGACCGGGACCGCGAACGCTGGCTGGGCGAGCGCGGAAGGAAGTGGCTCAAGCGATGAAAGTTAGAAGTCAGCCGAACGCGCAGGCGACGCCGGGCGCCTGGGAGTACCTGGTGGTCACCGGCGATGCCGAATCGCTGGACCTACTGGCCGAGTACGGCGCGCAAGGGTGGGAGCTTGTCACTGTCGTGCGCGAGTTCGGCACGCGGGCGACGTTCTACTTCAAACGGCGGCGAGCATAGATGGCCTGGACGCAGCAGCAACTTGACGCCATCGAGGCGGCGATCGCAAGCGGCGAACTGACCGTCCGCTTTGGCGACCGCACGGTGACCTACCGCTCAATGGATGAACTGCTTCAGGCGCGGGCAGTGATCCAGGAAGCGCTGGCCGCCGAATCGGGCACTGCGACAGACCGCTTCTCCTTTGCGCAGACCTCAAAAGGATGAACTGGCTCGACAAAGCGATCGCCTGGGTATCGCCCGAGACGGGTCTGCGCCGGATGCGGGCGCGGCGCGCCGGGGAACTGATCCGGTTGGCCTACGAAGGCGCGCGGACCGATCGCCGCACCGGCGGCTGGGTCACCACCGGCAACTCGGCCAACGCCGAGATCTCAGTGGCGCTGTCGAAGCTGCGCGAACGCTCGCGCGACCTGATCCGCAACAACGCCTATGCGGCGCGCGCCGTGGCCGAGGTGGTGGGCAACGCGATCGGCACGGGCATCACGGCGCAGGCGCGGAGCGGCGAGCCGGACCTGGACCGCTTGATCAACGTGGCCTGGGCAGATTGGATCGACGAATGCGACGCCGACGGGCAGCTTGATTTCTACGGACTCCAGGCGCTGATTGCCCGCACGGTCTTTGAAAGCGGCGAGTGCCTGGTGCGCTTCCGCCAGCGGCGCGAAAGCGACGGCCTTACCGTTCCGTTGCAGCTCCAGGTGCTCGAGCCCGACTATCTCGACCACACGAAGACCCAGAAGACCGAGACGGGCTACATCATCCAAGGTGTCGAGTTCGATCTGGTAGGCCGCCGCGTCTACTACTGGCTCTACGGCCAGCATCCGGGCGATATGGTGCAGACCGGTGTGCGCGGAGGTGCGTCGCTGCAATCCGTGCGTGTCCCAGCGAGCGAGGTTCTGCACGTCTACCGCAAAGACCGTCCGGGCCAGGTGCGCGGCGTGCCGTGGCTCGCACCCGTGGTGGTTACGCTGCGCGATCTCGATGAATACGAAGAGGCCGAGCTGGTCCGCAAGAAGATTGAGGCCTGCTTTGCGGCGTTTGTGACGCAGCCGCAGGGGCCGGACGGGCCGCCGATCGCGCCGGCAGCGCCGGACCCGGCCACGGGCAAGCGGGTCGAAAGCTTCGAGCCGGGCATGATCGAGTACCTCAAGCCGGGCGAGGAGATCACCTTCGCCTCGCCGTCGGCCTCGGCGGGTTACCGCGACTATGTCGCCGCCAAGCAGGCTCAAATTGCTACGGGCTTGCAGCTCACCTACGAGCAGTTGACCGGGGATCTTTCGCGCGTGAACTACTCGAGCTACCGCGCGGGGCTCCTGAGTTTCCGCAACGGCATCGAGGGCTTTCGTTGGCTGACCTTCATTCCGATGCTGTGCACGCCGGTCTGGGAACGGCTTCTCACGGTGGCCTACGCGGCCGGCGCGATCCCCGAGCCCGGCCCGTTTCGCGCCGAGTGGACGCCGCCGGGGTTCGGCAGCGTCGATCCGTACAAGGACTCGGTCGCCACGCTCAACCGCCTGCGCACCGGAACGCTGACGCTGCGCCAGGCCATCGCCGAGCAGGGCTACGACCCCGACGCGCAGTTGGAACAGATCGCCGAAATCAACCGGATGCTTGACGAGCGCGGCATCGTGCTCGACTGCGACCCGCGGCGGGTGACGCAGAGCGGCGCACAACAGAAGGAGCTTCAGAATGACCCCAACGAGAGAACGGCTGGAAGCCCAGTTTGAGGCGCTGGCTCCAACCGACCGCGACGAACGCACGGCGACACTGACCTGGTACACGGGCGCATCGGTCCGCCGCTACGATGCGCGTGGCCCGTTCGAGATGCGCTTCTCGATGGAGCCGGGCGCGATTCGCATGGGGCGATTGGCGAGCGGTTCGGCGCCGCTATTGAATTCTCATCGCGACTTCACGGTCGATGATGTCATCGGCGTGATCGCCCGCGCGTGGGTCGAAGACGGACAGGGCAAAGCGACGGTGCGGTTCTCGAAGCGCGCCGACGTGGATCCGGTCTGGCAGGACGTCCAGGACGGCATCTTGCGCAACGCTTCGATGGGCGTGGCGATTCACGCCGTCGAAGACGTGACGCCGCAAGGCGCGGCGATGCGCCAGGTGCTGGTGACCGATTGGGAGCCCGAAGAGGTCTCGCTCGTGCCCGTCGGCGCCGACCCGGGCGCGGGATTCAAGTTCGAACGGGCAACTGGCCCACAGGAGCAGAAGATGGATGAAACCATCATTACCGCCACGGGCGAAGAGGCCCGTGACGAACCGAAGATCACTCTCGATGCCGAGCGCCAGGCAGCCGCACTGGCCGAACGCGCGCGCATCCGGGAAATCGAAAAGGTCGGGCGCACGCTGGGCCTCGATGCGCGCTTGGTCGCTCAGCATGTCGAAGCAGGCACCTCGATTGAGGAGTTTCGCAGGCTGGCGCTTGACGATACGGCACGCCGGTTAGCCGAACCCGAGATCCGCAGCGCGGCCGCCGTGGTTACCAGAGATGCAACCGACACCCGTCGAGCCGGGATCATGGCGGCGCTCCTGCACCGTTACGATCCGGCGGTCTTCCCCTTGAAGGACGACCTCGGGCGCGACTGGGCCGGACAGACGCTGCTCGATTTGGCGAAGGAGTGCCTGGAGACCGCTGGCACGCGCACCAAGCGGCTGCCGCGCCACGAAATTGCGAAGCTTGCTCTGTCGACTTCCGACTTCCCCTCGATCCTCGCCGATGTGGCCAACAAGACCCTGCGGCAGGCCTATGAGGCCTACCCTCGTACCTTCCTGCCGTTCTCGCGGCGGCGCTCGGCGGTCGATTTCAAGAACATCAACGCGGTGCAGTTGGGCGAAGCGCCGAGCCTGATGAAGGTCAACGAAAAGGGCGAGTTCACCCACGGCTCGATCGCCGAATCGAAGGAAACCTACAAGCTCGCCACCTATGGCCGCATCGTCTCGATCACACGCCAGACGATCATCAACGACGATCTGAGCGCTTTCACGCGCATCCCTGCCGGGTTCGGCGTGGCGGCGGCGACGCTTGAGAGCGATACGGTGTGGGGCATCGTCACTTCGAACCCTGCGATGGGCGACGGCGTGGCGCTGTTCCACTCGAACCACGCGAACCTCAACACGGGCGCGGGCAGCGCGCTGGCCTTGACGGGCCTGGGCGCGGGCATGGCGGCGATGGCCAAGCAGAAGGGCCTCGACGGCATCACCGTGTTGAACGTGCAGCCGCGCTATCTGGTGGTGCCCGTGGCCCTGCAACTCGCCGCATTCCAGATGATCGCGCCGAACCTCGCGCCGGCGAAATCGGCAGACCTGGTGCCCGACTACATCCGGGCCTTGACGCCGATTGCCGAGCCCCGGCTGGACGCGGCGAGCACCACGGCCTGGTATCTGTTCGCCTCGCCGGATCAGATCGACACCATCGAATACGCCTACCTCGAAGGCCAGGACGGAGTCTACATCGAGACCCGCCAGGGCTTCGATGTGGATGGCGTCGAGATCAAAGCGCGGCTCGATTTCGGAGCCAAGGCGATTGACTGGCGCGGGCTCCAGAAAAACTTGGGCAGCTAGGAAGGAGGCTTGAGCGATGAAGAACTTTGTACAGAAGGGCGAGACTCTGACGCTCACCGCGCCCTACGCGGTGAGCTCGGGCGGCGGCGCGCTGGTCGGCTCCATCTTCGGCGTCGCCGCGACCGATGTCGCCAGCGGCGACGAGGGTGAGTTCCAGGTGGCGGGCGTCTTCGATCTGACCCGAGAGGCCGGCGGGAGCACCGGCTGGTCGCAGGGCACACTGATCTACTGGAACAACACGACGAAGGTGATCACCAAGACCGCGACCAGCAACAAGCTGATCGGAGTGGCGGTGAGGGCCGCAGCCGACGGCGACGCCACGGGCCGCGTGCGTCTGAACGGGGCGTTCATTTCCTGATGACGTTCGCGGATCCGGTGAGTCGCGTGGACGAGGCCTGCCTGCGGGTCTTCGGGCGGGAGGTCACCTACCTTCCCGAGGCGGGCGGGCAGGCCACCATCCGCGCGGTGTTTCAGCTGGCGCGGGAGGCCGAAGACGCCTCGCCCGGCGTCTATGCGGTACTGTTCGTCCGCCTGGCGGACCTACCTGCGCCGCACGTCCGCGGAGACGAGGTCGAGATCGACGGCGTCCGTTACAAGGTCTTCGACATCGAGGCCGATGCGGAGGGCGCCGCCGTTCTCCGGCTGCGTAAAGCCAACTGACTTCCGCCAAATCTGGCGGAAGTTTGCGACTTGTGGGCAATTGCGCACAAGTTCTCTTCAAGGCGAATCATGCCGAGCGTCCGGGTCTACCAGAAGAAGCAACTGCGGCTCGACCTGCTGACCTTCCGCCAGCGCCAGATGTATGAGTTGGGCGCGGCCGGTGTCACGGCGGTAAAGACGCGGCTCGCCGCCGCCCAAGGCCCAGAGGATTCCGCTGCTAAGCCGCTCACCAAACGCTACGCGATCTGGAAGACGCGCAAGGGCAAGGGCAACCGCCGCAACCTGACATTCTCGGGCGACTTGTTGCGCAACTTCCAGGTCCGCACGGTGAGCGAGAACCGTGCCAAGGCCAACGTCTCGACCCGCAAGGACCGGATCAAGGCGTGGGCCAACCAGAAGCGGGAGGCGTGGATGGTGTTTTCGCCGAAGAACAAGGCGGCGGTCGCTGAGGCAGCCCGCAAGATGCTCGAAGCGATGAAGCCCCGTCTGCTTCTGGAACGCAGCTTGGGAGGGAAGCAACGATGATCAACCCGGCGGAACTGGTCGACAACCTGGTCGCCCTGCTGCGCGACATCCCGGAGCTGGTCGCCGAGATGGGTGGCGATGAGCAGCGGATCTTCGCCTACCACGATCACTATCCGAAGCGGGCGAGCCTCGCGGCGGCGATCCATGACATGCCCGCGCCGGGGGTCATGGCGGCTTGGCAAGGGACGCAGCCCGCGGGATTCGGCGTCGTGGATGTCTGGCGGCACCAGGTGACGCTCTACCTGCGGGCGCGTGAGACCTTCGATGGTGACCCGCCCACGGCCTACTACCGGCTGTTCCGGCTCATCACCAAGGGTGTGCCGGTGTCGGCTGGCGTGCCGATGCTGAACGCCACCGTACACCCGGCTTGCCACCCGATGGACCTGCCGTTGATCCAGCGGCAGACCGACGCCGAAGGGCTCGACTATTTCGAGGCGCCGCTCAGTTTTCTGGAGATGGGAGATGACTGAAACCGTGCTCATGCGCTCGCCCGAGGGCGAGGTGCAAGAAGTCGAGGCCACGCCGGCCAAGCTCGTACCGCTTATGGTGCGCGGCTGGCGGCAGATCACGGAAGAGGAGGTAACGCCTGATGTCCGTCGCGCGGATGCAGGAAATCCAGATCTGCTTCGGTAAGCAGAAGCAGACCAACATCTCTACGCCCAACACCGGCGTCCAGATGTGGCAGTTGCGGAAGCTCAACGCCACGCTCGCCAACCCGAAACTGAACACCGAAAACGACGCTGAAGAGTTTGGCAAGGGCCACGAGTTTCCGACGCAGTCCTTCCAGACCTCCTGGGACGTGAACGGGACGCTTGAGAAGTATCTCGGCGCGGAGATCGGCACCTGGGCGATGGCGTTCGGACTCGGAAAGGTCGTCAAGTCGGGCACGACGCCGAACTTCACCTACACTTGCACGCCGCTGTTTCCGGCGTCGGGCGATGCGGCCGAGCTGCCCTACTTCAGCTTCGTCGAGCAGATTCGCCCGGGCGCGGGCGTCGTGGTGGACCGGATGGCGGTGGGCTGTGTGGTCGAAGGCTGGACCATCTCGATCGGCTCGGGGCCAGGCCGCGCGAATTCCAAGATCACGGTCGAGTTCGTTGGCTCAGGGAAATACGTCGAGCCCTCGGGCATCACGATGCCGGCGGCGACGGTGGAGAAGCTGCTGCCGTCGGCGTCGCTCGCGCTCTCGATCAACGGCGTCAACTACGTCTCAAACAAGAACATCGTTTCGATGGAGGCGTCGTGGAAGAACAACGTTCGCCTCGACGGCGGGTTCTATCCCGGCTCGGGCTTCCAGGTGCCCGGCGACGGCGCGAGCGGCGCCATCCGCGGCCGACTCGAGTTCGGCAACCGCCAGGGCGCGCTGCGCTTCGTGGCCCGCTTCGAGAACGGCTCCACGGAACTGGCGAAGCTCAGGAGCCAGTCCACCGGCACGGCGGTCCTGGCGCTCACCTACGACGCGAACAACTCGCTCGAAATCACCTGGCACAAGGTCTCCTTCGCCTCGGCCGAGGTCGGCGAGACGGACGGCATCGTCACCGTCTCGGTCGAATGCCTGCCGATGTGGGATGAGACCAACGGCATCGTCTCGGCCGTGGCCAAGTGCAACGTGGATGGGATCTGTCAGTAAGGAATAGCCATGTTTGACGCAAAGCAACCCATCACCATTCACCTGCGCACGCCCGATGGCGTGAAGCCCATTCGCGTGCGCTTCCCGACCGACGAGGAGTGGATCGACCGCCAGAAGAAACGCAAGGTCATCGTGAAGCAACTGGGGCGCGGCGTGTCCGAAACGACGATTCCCGACTCGCAAGATGCCGATGCCGCCCTGCTTGCGAAGATCCGGGTACTGGAGGAGAACGCTCCCGATGTGGATGCCTTTGAAGCCAGCCGCATCATCGAGCAGTTGAGCCAGGCCGACGTCGACGACGTCGTCCAGGAGGGTGACGCCTTCCGGGTGACTCTGCGTGTCCTCGGCGGCACGGTGACACATCTTCTCAAGATGCCGTCGGCGAAAGACGTCTTCGATTACCGCCGCGGCTTCGCGCGGGTGCTCGATCTGCCCTACAACCGACAGGAACTGATCATCAACCTGGCCCCGGCGGGTGCGCTCTTCAAGAAGCTGCTCGAATCCTCTGAAGGGTACGCCAGCGATGCGCCCATCATTCACCAGGCCGTCGCCGTAAAAGCCGCGATCGATGCTCTGGACGGGGCGTTCCAGGAGACCGGCGACCCAAACTGACAAGCGGGGAGTGGCCAGAAAAACCCTCCCTCCGGTTCCTGATTCACTGGGCGCTCCGCCGCGAGGAACTCTGCGACCCGAGCCTCTGCCCCGACGCTCCCGACGACGGCGGCCGCTGCGGCCACTGCCCGCTCGACAAGCTGGATGCCGCGCAATCCTCCGAGGCGGGTCTGTTGCTGCGGCGCGCGCTCGATCTCCGGGCGGCGCTGAAATTGGGGATCCGGATCGGCCTGGATGAGATCCGGGCTGACGAGTTCCGGGCGCTTGTGGTGCTCGAAGAAGAACGCGACGCGTTGGACCGCGAGCAGATGAACGCGCATGGCCGATAACAGGCTCGAACTCGTCGTTGAAGTCGACACCAACAGGGCCAATGCGTCCATCAAGAGCGTCAACGCGAGCCTGTCGAGCATGGAGGCGTCGGCGGTGAAGACCGCCCGGGGCGCGGCGCAAGGGATCGACGGCATGACCGCCGCCATGGTGAAAGGCGCGACAGCCGGAAATCTGCTGGCCGACGCGATCAAAAGCTCGCTCGCCTGGGCCAAGGAGTTCACCGTCGGCTCGGTCATGATGGCCGCCGAGAATGCCAAAGCCGAGGCCTCGCTCAAGGCCCTGGCCAACGCGCACGGCGTGGGCGCGGCCGCGGCGGCCAGGCAGGTTGCAGCCATCGAAGAGATCGGCTTCGAGTACACCGAAGCCGCGCACGCCGTCCAGCGGCTGATTGTGGCCGATCTGGAACTGTCAAAGGCGCAAGGCTTGGCGAAACTCGCCAAGGACGCGGCGGCGGTCCAGAGTATCGCCGCCGGCGAGGCCCTCGAATCGATCGTCATGGCCATCGAGTCGGGCGCATCGCGCGGTCTTCGCACGCTGGGGCTGTTCGTCGACTTCCAGAAGGAATCTCAGATCGCCCAGCTTCAACTCGGACGCGCCCTGACCGAGACCGAGGAGAAGCAGCTCCGCTACAACGCGGT